CCAGCAGCTGGCACACGCGGTCGGCGATCTCCAGTGCCTCCGCGAAACCCCGGTANNGGGACCACACGTGAAGTGTCGCCCGGACTTCGCGGCCNAACCCGGTCAGGTAGTTGTCAGGGATCAGTGTGCATTCCCCGATCACCACATACGGGAATTCGGTGCCCTCAGGAACGTCGTCAAACACCCCGGAAATAAGCGATTGCAATTCGTCATCTTCAGCCAGCGTGCGGTATANCGCGCGCTGAACAGCCAGTGCAGGAAGCATGACCACTCCCTCACCTATACAGCGTCTTTCTTAGCGCCTTACGCAGTCGATTCGGGAACTTCTTCCGCTCTTTGTCCGCCGCGGGACGCGCGAAAGGCTGAGCCTTCATTTTCGAGGTCCCAAACTCCTGCCAATAGCCATAGTGGGCTTTCTTGAAGGAACGCGGACCAACGTTCGCACTAATCCTGCGTTTGTCGGAGCGCGAATTAATCACCGATTTCAGGTGTCCTGTTTTTACGGGAACGCGTTTCAACATCTCCGCCTCTACGGCACGCGCTGATTCGAGTACCGCATTGAGCGTCCCTTTACGCGCATTCCCCTTTAGCCTGCGACACGCGGCATACAGGGCATCAATGCCCTCAACCTCCATGTAAATCCCTTTTTTCTTTGCCACTACGTACCCCCTTCGGCCTCCACCTGGTGACAGTCCGCGCGCAGATACACCGCCACCGAAGGGCGTACCGTGGCCACCACGCGGAGACGCTGCCCTGTATCCGGATCCCGCAACTCATCCCCACGCCGCACGTCCGCATCAGGAGCGCAGTACACCGGGGTCGGTGCTTCCGCTCCCATCTGCATGGCGATCGCACGTTCCGTAGGACGCGGCTGAGAAACACGACAGGGGACTGTGGCCACGTATTCCCACGTGGTCACACGTCCCCCTGCACCATCGTCNACCAGGNGTTTGCGGTACACNTCCCGCCGAGACACCAACAGCTGCCCTACCGCCACCATGGGANNTCATCCCCTCGTCGACGCTCTGGAGGAGGGCCGTACGCAGACAGCCTGCTCCGGTCCCATGCTGTCCAGTGTTGGCGTATCGGTACCGACACCACCCCGCCGTGTCCCATCACGCGTGCGATCTCCGCGCGCTCGTCCGGAGACAGCACGGTGCCGACCGGGCGATTATCCGCACGCCACGTGTAGTCCCCGATGGTCTCCGATGAAATCCCCAGCGGGTTGGCGAACGTGCGTATGGCGACACGAAGCACGATGGGTTCCAACGCGGCGGGAAGCGGGACCTCGTCGGACAGCCCCGCTTCCACACGCACCGCAATCTCGGCGTCTTCCAACGCCGCTTGGACACGCTCGTGCTCCGAGTCAGGCACCGGTTGGGGATACCGCGCAAGAAACTGCTGTACAGTCGGCACGGTATCTCACCACCTATCAGACGTCGCCGTTACCGGGGTCACCAGGGTCTTCGTCTTCCTGGATCACGGCCGCGACCGCGCGCAACATGGTCGGGTTCTCCATGTCCACAGTTTTGGCACCGTCAGCGTCGTACGTGATCTCGGGGTCGAGAGTCTCCCCCACGCCGACAAACGTCGACAGAACCGACCGGTCACGAGCGGTCGCACTGTTGTAGTCCCGCAGAGCGCGCATGGCCACGCCAGCGTAGGAAATGCTGGAGCCAGACACCGCACCCTCAGGAACACGAGGTGCCCGAGTCACCAGCGTGTACGCGCTAGGATGCAGTGCCACCATGCGGTCGGGGTCGATCGCTGGGGACACCACCACGCGGAAGCCGTACAGGTTCCCGAGTTCCGCGGCCCTCAGCGCACTCGCATCGCCCGCGTAGCTGGCGCGAGTCAGGTTCGGATCCTGGAGAAGGTAGCTCTCGGCATCCACACCCACGACGAGCACGCGGCCAGTCATCGGCACGCTACGCGCGTTCAAGATTTTGCGCAGTTCGGTGATAGCCCTGCGAATCTTGCCACCGCCCAGCTCGTCCGGAGTACCGCTCACCGTAAACGCCGGGGTCAATCCGTTAAATTTCGCGGCGATCAGCGATTCAACACGGTCAGCGATCGCGCGAGTCTGCGGAGCCAGAACTTGCGCACCAAAATCCACGATGTCAAGAGTCAGCTCCGCGTCGGTCAGGTCTACCGCAGAGTAAATGTGGTGCTGCAGCGAGACCGAGATACTGCCTTCCTCCAGGTCCTCAGTCTGGAGCTGGTAGCCTGAACCCTGCATGTCCCGCAGAGCTTCGATGGTGCCCGACAGCAGCGACGGCCTCTTGATGTTGACAGTGTCGCCACGGGCACCGGTGAACTCTGCTCCAGCGTCGCGACCAACCAGCGCGGTCAGGACCAGCTCACGTTCAAGCAGGCCAACCGCGGCCGACGCCCATTTTTCGGCCTTCACAATGTTATGAGCCATCTACTACCCCTTCCTAGTACGGAAGCCGCTTACGAATAGCCTCCGCCAACTCGGCGGGACTCGGGTTGGAGCCCACACCGCCACGTCCCGGCGCATCCCCTTGTGCCGGTTTCGGACGCGTCACCAGTGCGGGTTTCTGCCTTTCAGCCAGTGCTTCAGCGACCGCGGCAGCCGCTTCACGCAACTCTTCTTCACTGTCACCGCTCAGCCGCTCCACCACGGCAAGCGGAACACCGGTCTGTTCGGCCACTCGGGCACGCACAGCCGTCATGCGCTCCTGATGCCACCGCTCCTCCAACTCGGCGATCCGCTGCAACGCCTGCTGCAACGGATCCTTGGCATCCTGTTCCTCAGGATTCTTCCGGTCCTCATCGGAGCGAGACTCCGGTGACGTGTTCACGCTCGACTTTTGCTGCAGCTCAGCCAGCTGCCGTTTCAGCGTGGCGATCTCTACGTCACGGGGATCCGGACGACGCGGAGCGGACTCCCCCTGAGGGACCTCCTCAGCAGGCGTGTCGCTGCCAGCATCCCGAGTTGCTGTCTCGGCAGTGGTGTTCTCCGACATCAGCCCTCCTCTTCTCCTGCCTCGTCTTCCTTACGCCGCTGTCTTGCCAATTCACGGCGAAACTCGTTCAAGTTGGGGTGTTTGAGGTTGTCCCACATCGTTGCGTACTGCTGGGACGTTGGATGCAGCTGGTAGCGGCCCCTACCAAAATACGGCTCAATAGTGCATTTGCATCCACGGTGCCAATGACGGCCCGCACCTGCAGCCCACGAGGAGGAGTACACGGGACCACGGGATGCCAACATTGCGCAGAACGCACAACTGCGTCCACGTGCGATTCGTGCCCACCGTACAGGGCGTGACTCCTCCTGCATTTGCGCGGCCAACGCGGTACGGCCACCAGCCATGGAGGTACGCGTTGCATCCAGGCTCAGCGCGACGAGCGACCGCCGAGCAGCAGCCTCTTCAGTAAGCCCCTCCTCCACCAGTGTGGTGGCATACGACGGTCCCCAGCGCGTTACCGACTCGCTCCATGCCCACGGATCCAGCGGATCCAGGATCACGGACGTGAACGGATCTTGCACACCTTCAGCCGCACGGAACCGCTCATAGTACCGTTGCGCTGTTTCCGCGGACAGCCGATACGCGGCCGCTACCTCAGGTGCCTGCTCCGCCACCCATGCGGCGAACGCTGCAGGGTCAAACGCTACCTCCTCAGTCCACTCCTGCTCGAACGTGCGAAGCAGGCTTTCCAGGATGCCTAACTGAGCGACACGATGTGCTTCTGTGAGCACCGCACCTACCTCAGTCACCGCCATCGGGAACCTCCTCACCAGGCAGAGAACCCCCGGAGGCCTCTACAGGAAGCGCTGTCTCGTCACCGCGGAGCAGAGTCGCGGCAACCTCCGCAACATCCATGGCCATATCCTGCTGCTTCAACCGCTTCCACCTGCGGATCTGGAACGGCGTGACACCCGGGATCAGTTCCCACAACGCCTCTGCAGGGATCCCCAGCATGGTGGCCAGTTTGCCGAGAGCATCCGCGGAAGCAGCCAGAGAACGTGCNTCNGTGTCGCGCCACACAACACGAGCACGAGTGTTCTCCGCATCCTCGACCTGCCCTGCAGCAAACGCCATAAGCCGAAAAACTCGCTCCCATGCCTCTCCGAAAACCGCCTTTCTTTCCGAGACCTTTCTTGCCAGTCCCGCTTCCGCGGCAGCCAGCGCTTCCGCGCTAATGTTGACCAGTCCGCCGAGAAGGTAGTGTGGCGGCACCTGGGCAATAGTCGCCATCTGTTTAATGGCGGACTCCTGCGACGCAAGATAGCCCGTCAAATCCGTTTCCGTGAACTCGCCGAATCTCGCATCTTTAGACGCGGTAGTCCACAGTCGATTCACCGCGGCCTCGAAGGGCTCAATCGGNCGCCCGGTTTCCGGATCGCGGGGAATCTCCACACCGGTAGCCCATTTTTGNTTAAACGCNGCATATTGTTGAGCGATCAGCAAGCCCAGCGTGGTGTCGTTCAGGCGATCCTGCAGCGGGATAAGAGGCCACACCTCGCCGAGCTCGGCGATCCGCACATCCGGATCATCAGTCCACTGATTGCGGAAAACCACCACGGGACACACNCCGAACGGGTGAGTCCAAGAATCCAACAGCCNGTACTCCTGGACGTTCCCGTNATCTCCGGACGGAACCCAGAACGACCACACACCCTCAGCGTCCACGAGGTCCCACACATCGCCCACGAGCCCCAATTCGTTCTTCACCCGGGTTCGCGAGCGACGGATCGCGTAGTCCGGAAATTCCGCATCCGGATCCTCCTGAACCACATACATGGCCAGCGGGGAATACACGCGTGCCACGGGACCTGGATCGCCAGGCCACACCATCACGTACCCGTGTCCGTACGTCAGCGCGGACCGGTACACGTGCATTTGGCGTGACGATAGTCCGTTAGCCATCCAATATTCCCACACGCTGAGGTTATCGGGATGCTCATCATCGCGGTAACCCTCGACATACAAATTCTGGGCC